ATGTGGACATCTTGCCGGTATCTGATCCCAACGCCGCGACGCTATCTCAACGGGTGGTGCAGTACCAAGCGGCGATTCAATTGGCTGCTACCGCTCCGCAGATCTACGACTTGCCCGTCCTTCACCGTCAAATGTTGCAGGTCTTAGGTATTAAGGATGCTGCAAAACTAATTCCTGTTGAAGCAGATCAAAAGCCAGTTGATCCAGTGCAAGAGAATCAAAACGCACTCAAGGGTAAACCGCTCAAAGCGTTTGCGTATCAAGACCATGAAGCACACATTAAAGTGCACATGGCAGCGATGCAGGATCCACTGGTGCAACAGTTGATCGGACAGAATCCACAAGCACAAGCTATTCAAGCCGCACTCACTGCGCATATTGCTGAACATGTCGGGTATGCGTATCGCAACCGCATGGCGATGGCAATGGGTATGGACTTGCCTGAAATTGATAAAGATGAGGGTCTTCCTCCGATGGCTGAGAAGATGCTCTCGCAACGTATGGCAGCAGCATCCGCACAGGTCTTGGCGCAGAGTCAAGCGATGGTGGCGCAGCAGCAAGCACAGCAGAACATGCAGGACCCACTACTTCAAGTTCAGATGGCTGATCTCAAGATTAAAGCCGCTGAAGTTGAGCGCAAGGCAAAGAGAGATATGGTAGACGCTGCTGCGAAAGCAGACGAGCTTGATCTCAAGAAAGCAGAACTTGGTATTAAAGAAACAACCGCCGGTGCAAAGATCGGTGCAGAAGTTGGTCGTACATTACTGCAAGCGCAGCGAGATAAATTAACCGGGAGATAATCCGTGCTAGAGAAGTTTGATACCGTGCTGAGAAATCAGATACGCAAAGATATGAACAATTACGCAGACGACCTTGCTTCTGGTCAATGCGCCTCGTTTGAGCAGTACCGTTACCTCTGTGGTGTTATCCAAGGTCTGGCTATCGCAGAGCGTTATTTAATTGACCTTGCTAAGAGAGAAGAGGAGTCTGATGAGTAATGAAACTGAAGGTGAAAACATCCCAGTAGAAGATCGCGCAAAACAACTACCGACCCCGTCAGGTTGGAAACTTCTTTGCGCTGTGCCCGAGATTGATGATCGGTTTGAAGGCACAGACATTGTTCGACCGGATAGCAACAAGACTCAAGAGCAACTTGCAACTGTCGTTTTGTTTGTCGTCAAGCTTGGACCAGATGCGTACAAAGATACTGCGAAGTATCCAAGTGGGCCTTGGTGTAAAGAAGGTGACTTCATCCTCGCACGCCAGTATTCAGGCACGCGCCTTTTAATTCACGGCAAAGAGTTTCGTGTGATTTATGACGATCAAGTCGAAGCCGTTGTGCAAGACCCACGAGGTATTTCTCGCGTTTAACAAGGAGTGATTTATGGCAGACTTTGAGAAGGAAGAATTTAAGTTCCCTGACGAACAGGGCAATGACGTTACCGTCACCGTCGATAAAGAGAATGACGTAGATGTAGAAGTTATTGATGACACCCCGGAACCGGATCGTGGGCGCAAGCCTCTTGAGAAGGAACCAGAGGAAGTCTCAGACGATGAGCTTTCTGAGTACAGTGAAAAAGTAAAGAAACGGATCAAGGAGCTTAGCCATGCGCGTCACGACGAACGCAGAGCTAAAGAAGCCGCGTTACGCGAACAACAGGAGTACGCGCGTATAGCTCAGCAACTTGTTGAAGAGAATAAAAAGCTTAAGAATTATGTAGTTACAGGCGAAAAGGCATACGCAACAACAGCCCTTGCCGCCGCCGAAGCTGAAGTCAATGCAGCGAAAGCTAAGCTCAAGGAAGCCCACGAGAATTTTGACGCGGACCAAATTGTTGCAGCGCAAGAAATGCTGACTGAAGCAAAGATGAAAGTGGCAGAGGCAAAATCTTTTAAGCCGATGCCTTTACAAGAAGCAGAAGAAGGAGTATATACCGAGCAACGAGCAGCGCCTGCTCCATACGTTGATGCCGCCACTAAACGGTGGCAAGAAAAAAATCAATGGTTTGGAACAGATGACGAGATGACCGCCGTCGCGTTGATCGCACATAAGCAGTTGGTCAATTCGGGGATTGACCCGCAGAAGGACAGTGAAGAGTATTTTTCGCAGATTGATGCGCGTATAAAGAGACGTTTCCCAGACTACTTTACAGAGGATGAACCAGAGAAACCACGTAAGGAAAAACCTGCTGCTGTAGTAGCCCCGGTCACCCGTAGTACGGGACCGAAAAAGATTCGTTTAACGCAAACCCAAGTGGCTGTCGCTAAACGACTGGGCTTGACGACTGAACAGTATGCTCGTGAACTTGCTAAACTGGAGACTGCAAATGGCTGAGAACCGTACCCCACGCGACTTACAAACCCGCGAAAAAGAAACACGTGCAGCTTACGTGTACACACCCCCGTCAAACCTTCCCAGTCCGCTTCCGCAGCCGGGGTATGAGTTTAGATGGATTATGACGCACCTACTGGGTCAACCGCAGCCTGTTCATGTATCTCGTCAGCTACGTGACAACTGGGTTCCTGTTAAAGCAGTGGACCACCCAGAGTTGCAGATACCCGGAAACAAAGATGGGAACGTTGAACACGGCGGTCTCATGCTTTGCAAAGCACCTTCAGAATTTGTAAATGCTCGCAACGCATATGTAGCGAAGCAAGCTAAAGCGCAAGTTGAGTCTGTGGATAACAACTTCTTGCGTGCACAAGATCAACGCATGCCAACGATGTTCTCTGAGCGCGACTCAAAGGTATCGTTTGGCTCTGGCAATAGATAACTTTTTAGGAGTTTTAAATGGCATATCCAACCGTCGATAAGCCCTACGGCTTTCGTCCGGTGAACTTGCTGGGTGGTCAGGTTTACGCTGGCTCCACCCGCCAGATCCCGATCGAGAGTGGCTGGGGCACAGCAATTTTCTATGGTGACGTTGTTCTGATGTCGGCTTCCGGCTGCGTGGTTGGCGGCGGTACGACTGTGAACACCACGACCACCGTTCAAGTTGCTGGTGTTTTCTTAGGCTGTTCCTACATCAACTCGTCAGGACAGCGTATTTACGCGCAGTACTACCCGGCTAGCACGACCGGCACGCCTGACAGCGCCAACTCGATCCAAGCATATGTTGCTGACGATCCTGACTTGGTGATGAAGTGTGCAATCGTGTCTGGTACTACCGTTGTGGCGCAAGCAACCCGCGCTAACTTGGTTGGCGGCAACGCTCAACTGGTGAACAACATTGGTAGCACCGTGACCGGTGATTCGCAGCAAGCAATCCTGAACGCGGCTGGCACGACCAGCACCTACACGTTCAAGGTTGTGGACGTTGTGCCTGACACATCGCCTGCTGCTGGTTCCTTTGTCGAAGTCCTCGTGACTTGGACTCAGGGTGTTCATATTTACCGCAGCGCCGCTGGCATCTAAGGGGATATTTAAATGGCTATTTCACGCGCACAACTACTGAAAGAGCTTCTCCCCGGCCTGAACGCTTTGTTCGGCATGGAGTATGCTCGTTACGGCGAAGAGCACAAAGAGATCTACGAAACTGAGACCTCTGAGCGTTCGTTTGAAGAAGAGACCAAGCTGTCCGGTTTCTCTGCCGCACCTGTCAAAAACGAGGGCAACGCAATTGCCTATGACAACGCCCAAGAAGCTTGGACGGCTCGTTACCAGCACGAAACCATCGCTTTGGGTTTCTCGATCACTGAAGAGGCGATTGAGGACAACCTGTACGACAGCCTGTCGAACCGGTACACCAAAGCCTTGGCTCGCGCTATGGCGTACACGAAACAAGTTAAAGCAGCCTCGGTGCTGAACAACGCCTTTACCTCGGGTTACACCGGCGGTGACGGTAAGGTTCTTTGCGCTACGGACCATCCGCTTGTTTCAGGTGGTGTTAACAGCAACACTTTCGCAACCCAAGCTGACCTGAACGAGACTTCGCTTGAAGCCGCCGTTATCCAGATCGCCGCTTGGACTGACGAACGTGGTCTGTTGATCGCTGCTAAGCCACGCAAGTTGATTGTTCCCCCAAGCCTGATGTTCGTCGCAACCCGCCTCTTGCAGACGGAATTGCGTGTTGGCACGACCGACAACGACATCAACGCGATCAAGTCATTGGGTTCGGTGCCCGAGGGTTACGCTGTTAACCACTTCTTAACCGACACCAACGGCTGGTTCTTGATGACCGACGTGCCTAACGGTTTGAAGCACTTCGTTCGTTCACCGCTGCAGAACAGCATGGACGGCGACTTCGACACCGGTAACGTCCGTTACAAAGCCCGTGAGCGTTACAGCTTCGGTTGGTCTGATCCCCTTGGAATCTTTGGTTCACAGGGTGCGTAAGAAGTAAAGGAAGGGGGGCCTAAAAACCCCCCTTTTTAGTTTTTTAGTGTAGTATTTATACGTCTAGGATTTCAGTCATACCAACCTACCTAGAGGACATTGCACTGATGGTATGGCGACTTGTGCAAAAGGAGATTTAAATGGGTTTCGCTACTCATCTTGGGCCGTGGCTGCTTGGTACTGTTAAAAACACAACCGGCACGACCGCTGGAACTATTCGTAACATGGGCGCGACCATCGTGTCCCAAAGTGTTGCTATCGGAACGAGCGGCACTGCTGCAACAGCTTTTGTTCTCCCTGCTGGCGCTCAAATCACTTCGATTCAATTTAACTGCACAACGCTGTATGGCGCTGGCACGTTAAAACTTTCGATTGGTGCAACTGATATCACCAACACACTCACGCTGCCAACGGTAACCCCGGGTGTCACTAGCATGACTTTAGGTGCTGCTAGCACGACTGCTGCTGGGTTGATTGCTAACGTTGGTTCGACCGATGCAATCGTTACTTACACTCTTGCAAGCGCTACGACTGGTGCGGGCACGATTGTGATTGGCTACGTTGTGCGTGGTTCGGACGGCGCTGCTAACCCAGCCTACAACCAGAATTAATCTCTAGGGGGCTTCGTGCCCCCTTGTTTAACTTTTCAGGAGATTAATAAATGGCTATGCAAACAGACGTACTAGCTAGTGTACCGCTTACACTGTCTGGTCAATTTGCCTCGCAGAATAGCGCTGGCAACATTCAATCGTGCCGCGTAAAGGCAGTTTATATTGTGCCATCCGGCACGGCGGGTTCTGTCGTGCTTACAGATGGTGGAGCAAGCGGCTCTACGCGCATGACAATCAACACAGTTGCTTCTGCAACACAACCAACTTATTTGTTAATGCCGGGCGAAGGTGTTTTGTTCCGCACCAATGTTTACGGCACTTTAACTAGCGTCGGTTCTGTAACAATTTTCTACGGGTGATTCGTGCAAAACCAAAAAGGTTTCGATCTTGCTGGCAAAAAGGTAATGATTGGTCTTCCAGCCTACGACCATAAAGTGGGTTTGAAGATGGCAGTATCGTTAATGCAGCTTGCTCAGAAAGTGTTGGAGCATGGGATTCATATTCAGGTCAGCAGCATCTGCGGCTGTTCTGTTGTGTCCCGTGCGCGGAACCTTATTGCGTATGAGTTCTTGCAGTCTGATTGCGATCATTTGATGTTCATTGATTCGGACATGACGTTTGATCCAGATTCAGTGATCCGCTTGCTCGCGTGGAACCAAAGCAAAGCCATTGTTGGCGGCGCTTACCAAGCTCGTAAAGAGGGCAAGGTGTACATCCTCTCGCTTGATGGCGGCGAGGGTGTGAATGGTACCGAAGGTACGGTGAGTATGGATCAGATGGGTAACGTGAAAGCTCACCGTATTGCCACTGGTTTTATGATGATTCAGCGTCAGGTGTTTGAAAAGATGCGTGATGCTCACCCTGAGTGGGC